AGGGCCGTAGTCGGCCTCCCCTACGAGAGCGACGATCCCGTTTCCACCGAGCTGAACATCCTCATACTGCGAGGCGTCGATCTTCGTCGCGGCTCCAGGGCGGATGATGACCGAGCCGTTGAAAACTACGAACCGCGCCATGTCAAAGCCTCCTCAGCTAGAACTTCTCGAAGAGCAACGCCCAATCAAGAGGCGTCGCCTTCCGCACCTTCGTGAAGGCCTTCATCGCGGCCTGCCTCGCAGGATCGCGAATTCCCTCCAACTTGAAGAACACTTCGATCGGAACAGCCTTCGGGTCGTCGTACTTCTTCTGCAGCTCAGTCCTGGCAGCGATCTCCGCTGCAGAGAGCGTAGGTACGAAGGCCTGTCCTCTGTAAATCTTGGCTCCCATCGTCGTGCTCGTAAGTATACACCCTATCCCTGTTCACCCGGAACCGGGGTCTCTTGGTACTCTCCATCCTTCAACGCGTCCACCAACAAGCCGAGGCCGAAGTTGACGCTCTTCACGACAGGGGAGTCGTCCGCCGGATCGTTCCACTCGAACACGGTCATGTATGTGAGATCGATCTCTTTGTAGAAACCGAACGTAGGGAACTTGGACGTGTCCAGCTTCAAGTCACGACTCGAGATCGAGAGGTTGTGGACGTCGTAGAACTCCGTCAACTGATGCTTGTTGACGAAGAAGATGATCTTCACGATGTGGTGTAGGTACATCGTGAGATCCGCATCCGTTGTTCCCACGACGACCTTCGTCACGCAGCGCATCCCGACCCCCCGTTGGACACGCTCCATCACCACAGGACCCTCAGGGGTCTTGATCCGCATCACCCCCAGCCGGTCACCAAGGAAGGTGAATTTCCCATCCTCCGCCTCTCCTTGGTTGATAACACAGACGATCGGAAGCGCCTCGTCCGTGCTCGGCCAGTTCACCTGCGCTTTGAGGTTGGGGTGGTCTCGAAAAAAGGACTTGATCCGCCGAATCTCTTCTTCTGGCAAGTTAGCAAACAGATCGTCGATGACACCAAAAGGTTCGTCGATGTTAGAGCGGATGAGCTTGAGGTTGTACCCTACGAGCTGCCTAAAAGCGTACTCAGGGATACGCGCTCCAAAAGGCGTGTTCTCAGATCGCGTGTAGTTCTGCCCAGGATCGAGCAGATCGTCTTGATCGATCATCCGCCACCCTTTTTCAACTCATCGTCGAAGCTAGGACGGATCCCATCCGCCACTTTGGAAAGACGGGCGCGCATCTGCTCGTCCTCATCGTCCGGATTTCCGGGAATGATCCCCTTGCCGGGACCAAACCGCGTGCCGAATTGCCTAGGAGCAGACTGCTTCCCTGCCCCACCGAACCCAGGATGGATCCACGACCATATAGGGCTCCTAAGAGAAACCCTACGAAACAAGATAGGGCCGGACCCACGCTTGGGGTTCACAACGAAGCCAGGAGTACTCCAGGCCGCAAGGAGAGAGATCGTCTCCGGTTTATTTGCCAACCGGGACATGTTGACGGGCACGTCGACGTATGGCTCTCCCTTGTGCTTGCCCTTCTTCACGTGCTTCTTGGTTTTCGCCAAAAGGCCAGGTTTGATGTCCCAAGGCGCCGCACCCCGTGTGATCGCTTGCGAGAGTCTCACGTTGAAGCCGAAGAACTCCTCTCCACGATCAGTGCTCTCTACACGTACTTCTGGAGTGTTTTGGACGGCAGCTTGTGCCTCCCGTCTCTTTTCGTCGATGACATGGCGTGCAACCTTTCGCACGCGAGCCAGGATGCGTGCTCCGAGCTGTTCTACTACTGAAAACAGGATCTTCACCGTCTCAACTCGAAGGGGTCCGCGTCGTTCTGATCCGCGACATCGCGGCTTTCATCACGAACCATGAAGTCGAGCTTCGCCACCGCTTGCACCGGGAAAGAGCGAACCGACCCACCGCTACTCCCATCAGGGGCCTCCCGATGCTGATGCAGCAGATCTTGGACCACGTATCGTGGCCTGTACTGGTAGGAGATCTCGTAATAGGAACCGGCATCGGGTGCCGATGCCCCCCAAGAAACTTGGTTACCTACGATCGTTGCGTTGCTCGAATTTATGAGACCCCCTTCCAGCTCCACGAGCCCCCCTGCTCTGTCTACCCAAGAAACATGATCTACCTGTAGGACGTCGTACTTGACTGCGTCCACGCCTCCTGAAGGCTGCCTGCGTATGATCTCAGAGGAACGGGCAGTACCGTTCCTCAGTGTGATCCGGTCCCACCAGCTGATGCGGTATTCAGGTCGCGCGGTAACCAGAACAGAGCCGGCGTCCCATCGTCCCTGCGCATAGAACTGTTGACTCAGGCGTACAGCCTGAACCAGCATCTCTGTGTCCCGAGCTCCGTAGTAGATAAAGCCTTTGCCATCACAGAAGGAGCAGTTCACGTGATGCCGTTCCGGAGCAACACCATCCAATGGGCGATTCGGACACATGGCCGCCTTCTCCCACGTAACACAGTAGCCGTGGTCTCGAAGGAGAGCATCGAATTCTCCACGATCGAATAGAGCAGGAGAGGTGGGAAGGGAACCGCCTTCACGAACGACGAACCCCTCTCGAACCACGAGTGAGGATCGGAGCGTCATGCTGCAGTTACCCTAACCCCGAAGTACGTGCTGCGAATCTGACTAATGATCCCTGTTCCAGGAACTCCAGGCGTGCCAAACACGTCGGCTCGGTACTGGTTGATCCGAGCCTGGAAAGCAGGCACCAGGTAGCCACGAGACTGAGAGAGGCCGTCCACAGACAGTGATTGAGAACCAACCCCTAAGGGATTGATCAGATCCGATACGATCGACAAGATTTCGATCGACGCGATTTTACAGATCGCGTCGACGATGATTCGTGGGATCTCGTTAGGGTTAAAACCACTCCTGTAGTCGACTTCCCAAAGATGAGGCAGGTAATCAGAAAACCAGATCAACGGGTAGAAACCGCCACGACCCACGACGATCTGTGCAACGGTTCCCCCGATCGGAACCAGGTTCAGCATCCCCTGCTCAATCTCGAGACGAACCCACTCGGTGGGAAAGATCTGAACCATGGCTCCATCGGGAAACACCGCCCGAACCTCAGACACGGACGTGCACGGCACCCTGAACAACTGCATGAAGGCGTAGTTCAGGTAGTCGAGAGCATGGTAGTCGTGCCTCTCGCCAACAGTGTCACGTTCAAGGACGTCGATCCCCGTCTCCTTCTCCAGAAGGTTCAAGGCATTACGGAGCTTCTCCTCGAAGAACTCGACGGGGAAAGGCTGCTTCTGACCGTTGAAGAGCTGAAAACCGGTAAGGTAGTTCGCCTGAAGGTAATCGGCGTCAACTTCGGAGAGCTTCTTGAACTCGGAGTAATCCACGAAGACCTCCGAAGACGACTAGCCCTTCTCCTTCTTAGGAGCCTTCTTCTCGTCCGCCTTCTTCTCGCCTACGTCATCCAAGACCTCAGCGAACCATCCGACGGACTTGTAGCGCGGAAGATCTTCGGCCACAGCGTCGACCTCCGCGTTTCCATGCTTGTCGAAGTCGACGCGGCCGATACTGGTCCCTACAGCAGGACTCTTGCCCGCGAGGGCGGCGCAGAATAGACGTACCTTCATTTTACGACCTACCTCTCCAGGGACACGATAGGGACTCATCAGTTCCCTATTTTTTTCCTCAATCGTCGTTCACGTTATCGAAGATCACGTACTTCTGAGGAGCACGAGCGATCGGAGCGATGTACATGCCCTGCGCCCAACGCATCGACAGCGCCTGCGTCCCGAACGGGATCTTGAACATCGGCGCGAGCTGAATGAGGCCAACACACTCCTCGTTCATCTGGAACATGAACGCGCGCGACTTCCCAGGAAGGAACCTGTTGACGTCGTACGCCGTAGTCGTAGCCGCACCAGGAACGCGAGGCACGCTCATGATGAGCTTCTCGGTCCCGGCCGCTCCTCCTACCGCACTACGGTAGATGTCGTAACACGTTGCCGTGTCACCACCACCACCATCCGTAATGACGAGGTTCACGCGATCGCCAGAGGCCGTCACAGCGACACCACCAGCCTCCTGCACGCCAGCCGAGGAACCGAAGCGGTTTCGCGCGGCGACCTTGTACTGATACGTGCCGATGTCCGACGTCGCGAACAGTGTTCCCTGTGCCGCAGTGATACTGCCCACGACCGACACGATCGACGACGGAGCCCGAACAGCCGTAGCAGAAGCAGGGGCGAACTGCGATCCTCTGTCTTTCCCAGGCCGCAGAAAGATCGACTTCTTCAGGTTCACTTCGTTCGACTGCAGCTGGACGGCACGAAGAGCCATGCCGATCACGCCGGCTTGTGGTGCAGGCAGAACGATCCGCTCCTTGGTGTGCTGCTGCTTCCCGAGATCCGAGAGAGCGCGCATCGACAGGTACAGATCAGTGGCTTCTCCGTATGCCTCTTCGATGATGTTAGCCCCCTCCTCGAGCTTGTCGTAGGAGAGGGGGCCGCCACGAAGATCGAGGATGTTCGAAGCCCCGAACACCGAATCCTCACGCAGCAGTCGATCGTACCCGTCGTACTCCTCCGGCACGCAGTCCGAGCGACCGTTGTACATGGCCTTCTCCGCCATCTTCATCAGCCACAGAGCTCCGTTGGCCGTGTACATGGCGATGACGTCACCGTGCGCCGAACGCACGAGAGAAGTCGGGTGGTCGACTTCTCGCTGCGTTGCCAGGTACTTGACAGGGACGAACTTGCGAACGAAAGACGACTCCTGCACCTGCGGCGCTTCACCCGCACGAACGAAGGCTCCGTTCTCGACGCCGTACGAGGTCTGCTGATTAAACTCGTGGACCGTTGAGTACGTCGGTGCCTTGGGAACGTCATGAAAGAGCACGATGTGACGAGCTCGATACGTGAGGACGCGGAGCGTCGCCTCGAGCGACTCCACACGCAACGCGCCGGAACCCGAAACACGCGGACTCTGGTAGTTGGCCGCAAGAGCCTTCTTGAACTCCTCGATCGGCATCTTCTCGAGAGGACCCTGCCGACCAGCAAAGCCTCCGTAGAACCCGCCTCCAAGACCTTCGTAGTCACGAAGAGAGATATCGCCGTACATTCTTTGCTCCTTTCCCTACTCCGCCGAACGAAGGTCCCGGACGATCTCCGAAACCAGATTGCTGGGCAGCGCCCGGGGGTTGTACCGATTGGCCTCGAAGATCATCACCACGTCTTCAAGTGACTTCCTCAGCTTGCCCTCTGGCGTGGTATCCACCTTCTGGTAGAGCCAGCCCTTGATGAGGTCGGAAGGAACCTCGTCGAGAGGGTGTCCGGTGAACAGGAGACTGTTCTGCTCCGTCTCCTCGTGAGGATCGACGATGTCGCCTTTCTCCAAGACCATGGGACGATTGCCATAGTCGACGGGACTGTTGAGTGCCTTCTGGACTCCGTTCCCTATCTTGGATAGGCGATCTTTGATAGTCGCGAGGCTACGAGCGATCGAAGCCATCTCCTCAGAGAGGACTACGAAACCCTTCGCGAGCTTCTTGTTGAACTCGGACTGCTCAGCGCGCACCGCAGTTCCGTGGCTGACAAGAGCTTTCGCCAGACCATTGAACTCCGCTTCGAAGTGTTCGCTGATAAGCGTGACGAAGGAATCGAGGAAGTCGCTTGCGTTGAACGCCTTGCGCATCTCGCCGTCGCGCTCCGCACGCTCGCGAAGTGACTTCCGGGTGTCGCTGTCGTCGTCGTCGTCATCGTCGTCATCATCTGAACCATCGTCCGACGACGTGTTGTCTGAGTCGTCGTCTTCATCAGACGCCGACATCATCTTGGCCACGTGCTCGCCAGAGCGGCCCGCCTTACCTGAAAGAGGAGTCCCCACCTTGGGAAGACCTCCTTCGGGATCTTGTGCAAGGACAGGATCACTCTTCTCGACGACAGCATCTTGAAGCTCGTCGAGCGCCTTGAGAAGACTCTCTTCCGAGACGATCTCCTCTTCTGCCTTCTTGATCTGCTTGGTCTTCGTCGCCATGTGCCGCTCCTCTCAGGCGTACGCCCCCAGGAGCCCACCCACGGCGGTCACGCCAGTGATCGTGTAGACCAGAACTCCGTTGAGAGTGACCGTGATCGCGTTCGAGACCACCGAGCCGAGGATCAGGACATCCCCAGGCTGAAGAACGAGGCCGTCAAACGTGAGATCGGTCGGACCCGCAGCGTCGTTGAACGCCGCATAGACGGTCGCGTACGCGACCTGGCGACGCGCGTCGAACGTCGTCACGGGGGAGACACCGCTGGACGCGTTTGTCGGCGACGGCGCCGTCACGTTGTCCGGAACGGTGAAGGTCTCGCCCTGAACCACCTTGAATCGCGTCGTGCCGCTGAAGTTGATTCCCGGATTCATCCTCTACTCCTTGTTGCCGCCGTCCCTAGTACAGAGACGCCGCGTTGCCCTCGAGAACGACGAAGGTGACATTGCGGGCCACCGTATCGGCGATCAAGTTGCCGAAAGCAGCATCCTGCTTGGCGATCGTGATGACGAAGGTGCCCGGAACGGTTCCATAGTCCCACGCGGGCTCAAAGCCATTCGCGATCGCGGTAAGACCGCCTTTCGCGAGCAGGGAGACGACTAGAAAGTTGTTGTGTCGGATGCCCAGATCTACCGTGAGAGTCCCGGTAACCGACACAGTTCCTTGGTGAAACTGTGGGAAATTCGGGTGTCGATAGTACGGGACCATTGTTCATCCTCCTCGGGCACGATGTACGACGAAGCGGGCTGCCCTCTGCGTGGCCTTCTCCGTCAAGTGGGGCCACCTGTGCTTCACCAAGCGCATCGCGTGCTGAAACGCAGGACCGCTGGTCAACAAGGTCGGCGATGATTCGAGCTCTTCAGGGCGAAGAACACCTGGACCACCCGCAGCCGGGCTGGTCGTAGTAACTGACAAGGCCTTATCGGCGGCGTCGCTCACAGCAGATGGATCAGCGAAGGCCTTGGTAAGAACAGACCAAGAGCAACTCGTGTTCACAGGCATGCGTGTGATGGCGACATCGCGGACTTTGGCACGGAGGATCTTGTTGTACCCGTCTCTCTCGACCACCTTCCCTTCGATCGAGAAACCGAGTTTGCGAGGAGCTTGCATGCGTGCGAGGCTCTTGGCAAGCTCCCAGATCCGATCAGAAGGCGGATACCCAGGAATCAGATTCCCCTCCACCCACCAACGTCCTTTTTCCAACCGTGCGTCCGTCGGGTATCCGAGAGCAGCGGACGTCTCTTGCCGATGGTTATCGTTGAACCACCCCCAAGAAACGAACTCAGAGAAATCCAACCCCTTTTGGACGACGATCTCCCCCTGTCGATCGAGATCTTCCGTCGAGGCAAAACCACCGATTGATCGACTCACTTCTACGTCGTCACCCGCCTTCTCCAGGATCTGGAAAACCCCGGGCACAAAGACGTTGAAGACGTCTTTGTCGGCTTGTTCAGAAGTTGTCTCTTCCAGCATGTGTTCCTCGGCAGCCGCCACTCTGTAAGTAGATACTACTACGAATTCAGAATCTGCAAAGGTGGGAAAGGAGAACCACTTCCCACAGCCTCTCTGAACATGGTTTCGTACGCCGGAAAGGAGGAGACACCCATCGTCCTTTGCGACACCTTTGCCCAAGGCATCTTGTACGGGAACGTCTCCAAGAAAGCCTTCCTCACACAAGCATGTTCTACTTCAACAGGACTCACTAGTCCCGACAACGCATCGCGTATCTGATCCTCCGTCACGCTCATAAAGGAGTCCCACAAGGGATCCAAATGAATGCGCTCGTGGAAAAGGTACTTGTGGAAGATTTGGTGATAGAAACGCAACGTTTGTCCAAAAGAAACAGCGTTGTCCCACGCCACCAGACCATGCGACACGGTCCCGCCATCCAGCAGAACTCGCACGCCGACGTTGTTAGCGTGCCTGTCTCGAGCCCCTGCTACGAAGTCAAGAATCACAAGCTTCGTCCACTGTGTCTTTGGAACCAAAGAACAGACGGCTATGAGATCACTAACCCAGTTCGGGTTTCGTCGTGAACGAAGCGACTTGCGAAACGATGATAGAGGAGCAGCAGAGATCCATGCCTGTGCAGACGCTTCTGCGCCATCGAGCTCGAAGAGAACTGTTTCAGGAACGATGTCTTGGTACCCGTACAGGCTAGCAAGCTGCCAAAAAGCGACCTCTCGGCGAGGATGTGACAAGGCAGTTATTCCACGCTGCGCTACCTTGCCGCTAGGCAGCTTTTCCTTCGAAAACTTCACCAATGCCCGGGTTCCGTCCTGCCACCGTGCTTCGAAGGTTTCGCTTTTACCAACCTTGATAGGGGTCATCTCCCTGGGAGGAGATGATGTCACTCTCTTTTGGAAATCAGAAGGACCCACCGCCTATGACCCCTTCTCCGATACGTGCACGACACGAAGCTCACAGCGACACCCTACATGGACAGAGCCAACTACAGGCAACCACTCTGTGGCATTCTCCCCTTTAAACGTAGGACGGCCAGCTCTACGACCAACATTGCTGCCGTTCGACATAAGCTGGTCAATACGAAAGACACGAGGTCTGCTCCCGTCAACCGTGTAGAGAAGTCGACAATAGGAGCAGCAGTCTGGGTGTGTTTTCTTCCAGACCAGCGTGGTAGTCCCACTCTTCTTGATGATGGACGAAGCCCTGCCCTCCTCCATCGCATCGTGGATCGTGGTCCCTATGTCACGACGCCACTCACGAGAGGCGACAGATAGCGCCTTCTCAATCTGACCTTTGGCTATAGCCAAAGCGGCTCGTCGTGCTTTGCTGAGGTCTCTGGCAGAGAGCTTCCTCTTACGCAGAAGAGAAGAACCTTCTCGTAGAGCCAGGCGTACTTTCGACAAGAGACGATCACGAACAGACTGGGCTATGTCGGTAAGCTGATCTCGCAAAGCATCAGCGGCTGCTCGATCGATAGGGACCTTGCCTTTTTCGATCATAGACCTGACGTACCACACCGTCGGCATGCTGCTGCTTCTAGATCCAGCACCAGACAGAAACCCGAGAGCCACGCTTACCTCTGGTAAGTCGCTACCTGTAACTCCCTTGATGAGTTTGGCATGTGCGTCTCGCACACGACGCACCAAGGCTGCTTCTTGACTTTTGGACAACAGCCTCACGCAGCGTCCTCCTCACCGGTCGTCACAGTAGGTGAAGTCGGAAACATCCTCTTAGCCCCCTCGATCACCGTAACGAAATCTGACGACTTCGTAGAAGCCACGAAGACTTCACGAACAACAGGATCCCCCTCGTTGGCTCTATTGAGCGCTTCAGCAAGGAACGACAGCAGCTCGTCAAGACGCTCTCTCAGTACTTCGAGCGTTCCGTCCTCGGGAGAAGTCATGACGCGCAAGCGAAGGGCCGAAAGACAGGTTTCTCCCAGCTTGGTATCGGGGACCACTCCAGTAGACAGCTCGTACGAAAGCTTTTCAGGATGCCAAGCAACCATGAGTGCGGCAGCACAGTACAACAGAACTACGACGTGCAACGGCGGCTGCCGGAGCTCATCCAGGCTGATCTCAGCTAGAGAGCCGATACTTTCTTCGTCTTCAGAAAGAAGTTTCTCGTTTGGAGAGATGCTTTCTTCGTCCCCCGCCACAAGCAGCCCTAGCCTAGATAGAGCTACGATAGCTGCTAGCACGTCATCGCACCAATCGGTAGTGCCAGACATCCGACTCCCTACGCTCGCTAAGAAAAGCGTGTCGGGATGAGAGGCCCCTTTGAGCCATGCGTCAGGAGAGGCGGCGTCTCCTTTCTTCAAAGAAGGAACACTTGATTCCTTCTCTCCGAGTAGGAAAGCCTGTCGACGATTTTTTGACGCAACCACAATCGAAGAAAAGGTTGTCGGAAGACGTTCTGCACGAACGAGCGGATGTGGGGCTTCTTTCGAAACGTACGAAAGCGTCACGTGTGGGATATACCCATGCTTCCTAGACATGAGGCTTCCCAGCGATCCGAGCTGAGACAAGAGTCTGTTACGAAAATCAGGAAGCTCAGGTGAGTCTACGAGAGCGACGATCACGTCTTTTCCGTCACTGCTGTCGCTAGCAGCAAAACGACCCACACCCCCAACTTCCCCAGAAAAAGGGGCCTGTTTCGCAGCAAATCCCGACACGACAGAACAGAGACTGTCCCACGTATCACCGTCTGACGTTTCCGGGAAATAAGCGAGCGTCACGTGCATGTCTTCAGGAGAGACCGACCCGAGAGGAGCCAACTGCTTTCCTGTAGTCTGGGGTACTTCAAGAGCGATCATGATCCCAGAATGTTTGTTCTCGTTTGTCGTCGATTTGACGAGATCTTCTAGATCTCCAACAAAGATCCCGTCGGCCTTCTCCAACGGCTTCTTGGAAAGCACATCATCTAGTACAAAGCGCACGTCTCGTAGACACGCCTCGTACGTCGAGGAGAGTTCATCCTCCAAAGATGCAGCTGCTCCCGAAGACTTTGATCGGACGAGAAGCTGCGCCTTGAGAACGAAGTCGTCATCGAGCTGGGCTCCGTCGCCAAGTACGGCGTCGAAGACGGAGCCCAGCTCTTGTGAACGAACCCGTCGCACGGGCAGCTCCTACCGCTGTCGGAACAGCTTGTCAATCGGTGGCACCGGCCTGAGAGCAGTGCCGTTGTCACCCTTGGAAATCAGATCTGCCGTGTACCGATCGAGACCTGAATCCACCCAGGTGAAGAAAGGACTTCCCGCAACGACCTCGGGGGCCATGATGCCCTTCATCAAGGCCACCTCGTCGACAGCCACCCCTTCCCCTACGGAAGCGTCGTCGTCGGCGTCGGTGTCGGCATCAGCATCAGCGTCAGCCTTCTTGATCTTCACAGACGAGTCCGCCTTCTTGAGATCAGGCTTTTCACGAAGAGCCTTTCCTACGATCTGGCTCTTCGTGATGGGTTCGTCACAGTGGGGACAGTCGATGATAGCCTTCTCCTCTGCCATCTCGTTCCCGATCTCACTCTTGAAAAGGTCGTGCATCTTTCCCATTTCGTTCTCCTCCAGCGGCTTCACGCTCTTTCCAACCTTACGAGACATGCCTGTCTGTCTAGACAGGTTTTCATGAGCATGTGCCAGCGCCTCGTGTACACCAGCACCAATGTGGTTGTTGTTGGCGCGCTCTCCATCAGCATGTTTTTGGTGTGTATAGCCCCACATCTGGTGGTCGGCAGATGTGTTGGGACCAGGGACTTGGGAACTAGTGTACGAGTAAGCCATGTGCGTCGCAGCTCGTTGTACTTCCTCGTGCGCCTTTGCTGCTTGGGCACTTTTCACGCCGTGCTTTAGCTGCGCCATACGGTGGTTGACGACAGCATGATGAAGCTTGAGTTCTGAGATCTCCGCTCCAACGTGATCAGAGCCTTCATACTGTCCAGAAGAAACGAAGCGCGATGCCTTTTTCACGACAGGACCTTCTCCTTTCTCTGGAGCAGGTACGGCGGGCATTTCTTGAGTCTTGCGAGAGTGTGTTCGCAAAAGGTTGATCTTCGCCTTCTCATGCGCCACCGACAGAGCACGGTGTACCTTGCTCGTCACACCCCTGCCCGAGGTTTTTGCATCAGCAGCCAATCCACCATGTATATGTTCCCACGTCTCATGGGTAGCTCGGTTAGGATTCGTAGTGTAGTGGCGCGCGATGTGGTCAGCTGCACGTTCCACGGCGGCATGCGTTTTTTGCGTATAGGGATGCTCGTCGCCGTGCTCCAGCCGAGCAATGTGGTGCTGCACCACAGCATGGTGCAACTTGAGCTCAGCGAGAGCAGCCCCTTTAGCGTCGCTACCCGTATACTGCTGAGGGGGTTTTTTTTCTTCTTCCTCCCCTTTCTTGATCTTCCGCGTCGACGCGCCAGTAGAGACCGCCGATACCGAAGATGCAGCCGGAACTTTGGCGGCCATAAGATGGTTGCCCCCTAGCTTGCTAAGCTCCTCTCGATGGGCCCAAGAAAGAGCCTCGTGCGCTTGAGCAGTGTGTGCATCGCCCGCCGACCGAGCAGCGCCAGCTCGACCAAGATGCTCCACATGAAGAGCCCTGTGCACACCTAGCATGTGAGAGGCGTAGGCCCGCGAATCATCGTGAAATGTCGAGGACCCCTTCGGCGATTTTGGTTCGAACCGTCCTTGTACAGAAGCCACGTGTGAAACATGCAGCTTGGCCGCGTTGTGTAATGCTTGAAACGCCCGTTGCGTCAGCGGATGGTCCGGGCCGTTCTTCACCGACGACATGTGGTGGAGCAGCGCTGCCTGGTGGACCCGTAGATACGAAAGCTCGGCCTTCTTTCCTCCAGATCCATCTGCCTTCGACAGCTGGTCGAGAAACGAGGAAGCTGCCTTATTCGTAGACAACCCCGCATGAGCAGCCTCTTGGTGGACTTTGGAGAAAGTGCGGTGTATTAGGAGAGTACGCTCTCCATAAGGAAAAGCCACTCCGCTACCGGAAGATAGTCTCTTCTTGTTGCTCTCGTAGGCATGGGCCAGCCGATCGTGGTGCGCTGCCAAAGAAAGATGTGCCTCCGGAGACAGGCCAGAGAAGTGTTCCCCTACGTGCCTGCGCACGCGGCGTGATAGGGTCTTCTCAGAAGCTTTGCCTTCAAGCACACGCTTGGCATTTGCGTGCATCTCCGACGTAGGCAAGCTCGCGTCTACGGGAGACCACTTCTTCTTCTTCGGAGAAGAGCCTGTTGGAAGATGCGGCTCCGTCATGTATCGCGTGCCGCCCACGTTTATGATCGTCTTGGCGAGCTCCTCGAACGTGCTCGAGGCATCCATCGCAGCGACGCTCTTCTCGACCAGAGAAGGGAAAGAAGCATCGCGATCAAGGTCGATGAAGATCCCTACGAAGGATTTCACCTTCGAGTGAGGAGCGTTCTTCCGACGCTCGCTTCGATCGTATTGTTCGATGCGTTTCACTGTTCCCGCCTCGTCGTTGTTGACGGAGACGAGATGCGCCCTACGTCGAGCCTCGTAGTCGATCTGGTGTCTGTTCGAGGACGAAACCTTGCTTTTCGTCTTCTTGCCCTTCTTGGGAGGAGGCGCCTTCTTCTTTTGCTTCTTGTCTTTACCTAGCCACTTGCCCTTGGTCTTCTTCCCCGTCTTAAAACGTCCGTAGGGAACGTTTCCGTGTACACGCCCTGAGCGTGCCTTCTCCTGCGAGACGTAACGAGGCTTCCCCTGCGTGTCGAAATGCTCGACCTGTCCTCCTCGACTTCCGACCCCTTCGCCGGCCTTCTCTACGTCGACGTAGATGCCGACGCTTTTCCCGACCCCTTTTGCTCCAATCTGACGAGCCCGTTGAATATGTGCCGAGGCTAGAGACTCATGGACCTGGGCAAGGGCTGAATGTGTCGGATGGAGAGGGCTCCCGTCGTTAATTTTGGCATACTTCGGGCTCTGGTTACTGCGCGCCTCTTTCTCGTGATGCTCCTGCCACGCACGATGCCAACGAGCTTGCGCTTCGTGCTGTCCGGAAGACATGCCCCCAGAGGCTTCCTCCGTAGCCTTCACATGAGCACGTACCGCCCCTCTCCACTGAGACGTTCTGTCGCCAACGTTTTGGTGAGCGAGCCTCATCAGATGGGCACCCGTCTCTCCGGTCGGGTGCATAGCCTGTCCTGGTGGAGCGTTGCCAGGAAGTGGGGCCTTGACGTACTTCGCTTTGGCTAGATCGAACACCAGCCCCGCCTTCTCCACCTTCTTCAGCTTCTGATAGTAGTGTGGATCTTCCACCAAGTGATCCATCGCGATCTCACGAGCAAGCTTGAGATCCTTCGTGTGTTCCATCTCGTGCTTCGCTCCCTCATGAAGTTGATCCTGGTCGAAGTCCTCAGGCTTCTTGTCGTCAGCCTTGCCTCCAGGAATTTGGTCCGCTTTCCCGATACCAGGATATTTTCGACGAACTGAAGAGCGAACCCGTGTCTTCTCTTCAGGGCTCCCAAACTGAGACACACGAGCCAAAGCGTTCCGAGCATGGGAAGCATCGTGGATGGGGTATCTGCGACCAGGCAACGCGAAGTCTTTGCTTTTGATCTTCTTCCGAGCTCGCGTCGTCAGCTTGGCTTTTTCAAGGTCAATGACCGCTTCTTCAGACTTCCCGACCTTGCGATCATACTTCAAGGCAAAGTCCTCCGTATCCGTGCTGCCTGAAAGCTTTCGACGTGTTGGGTACAGCATCTCACGGTGTGCGTCACGCATAGCTGCGTGTGCTATACGTTTGTGAAACTCGTCATCGGTAATTTCTTTACCAGCACGGTTTCGCAAAGCAATGCGAAACTTAGCGGCAGCATGCGCGTTGTAAGC